TCTTGCTCGCCGTGAACCGCATGCCGATCGCGCGCTTCGAGAGGCCGCGGTCGTCCAGCTCGTTGCGGCTATTGTCGTAGTAGCACTTCGTGATGTTGAAGTGCTTGATGACGCGGTTGATGTAGCTCGTCTGAACACGATAGTCCCAGTGGTCCAGGAACGCCTGATGCACCATGACGAGCGTGCGGTCGGGAGCCTGGACGAAGACGCTGATGTGGGAGGGGTGGAGCGACTTGCCTACGTCGATGCCCGCGTACACGGGAAAGTGCTGGGCGTTTGCAAACGGTTCCTCGAGCGACGAGAGCTGCAGCACTTCATCGACGCAGGACTTGACGGCCTCCGGTTGCAGGAAGGCGTCCGCGAGCGTCGCCGGCACCAGCAGGTATTCGACGTCAAAAGCGCGATGCTTGATCGCCGCACGGATGCGGCGCAGCTGAGCGTAGTCGAAGCGCTCCGGCCAGAGCGTCGCCTGGGTCTGGTCGTCGAGGACTGCCGGCTGCCGCGCCCAGTGGAAGCTCGGGGCGTCCTTGAGCTGAAACAGCGTGTCTTCATACGACTGCGGCGTGCCCACAACGATCAACGGGTCGTGCGGGTCGGGTAGCGACATGACGACCTGCCGGAACACGTTGTTGATGCGCTCGAGCTGTGGCGAGCCGAGCTGGTTGGCGTAGTCCGAGAGGATGTCATCGGCGACGACAAGCTTCGGATGGCGACCGCGGCTCGCTGAGAGGATGCCGCTGCCGGCGGCCTCGCCTAGCCAGGTGTTGCCGTCACCGAAGCCGACCTCGAAGTTGATCAGGTAGTCGGAGCCCGGCTTGCGGTCGCGCCAGAAGCGCGTGTACGGATTGATCGTGATCAGCCGCTTGGTGATTTTCAGGTGTTCGCGCGCGAGCTGGTCCTTGTAGCTGAAGACCATGGCATCGACATCGCCCCACCCTCGAAAGAGCCGCCAGAAAACGAAGGCGTGGTTGAGGATCGTGCTCTTGAGGTGCATCCGCGGCGCCAGGACGCACACCCTGTTGTAAGTCTGCGCCCACAGCGCCCAGGTGTGGTGCACGTTGCCGAGCGAGAACGCCTGTTGCTGGCCATCGGACATCCGGAAACGAAGGCCGTCGTACGAGCGCGCGAAGACTTCGTCGAGGAAGCAGCTAAAGCTCAGCTGAGCCCGCAGCACAACGGCCCTCTCCTCGTCGGTGAACGGTTTCACATATGGATCGATTCGGTTCATGACGGTTGCTCTCCTTCCGAGCGCGGTTCTTCAGGCCCAGGCGGCTGGGTGTTTTCGGCGCCGACCGCACGTTCGAGATCCATTGCGATGCGCGCGTCGCTTCGCAGCCGCTGTTCCGCATCGCGGCAGGCGTCGCGCAGATCGGCGTCGTTGTTGTGTGCAGGCGCGCTCGTGGTTGCGTCGGACGGTTCCGGTGTTCTTGGCGCCGCGCGGTCAGCGTCGAGACCGCGGAGGCGGGCGAGCCTATCGCCGACATCGAGGATCACCTTGAGACAACCGATGCGCGCCGGCGATCCCTTGGGCGCGTCGTCATGGTCCCGGTACGCGACCCGGAGCGTCTCGGTGAGTTCTGCCTCGAGCGACGACCACGGCTCGACGGTTGCGGCCTCGGCGAGCCGCCGCTTCATCCCCAGCAACCGCTTGCGCCGCGCCTCGCTCTCCGACAGATGCAGGGCAATGCCGATCTCGCGGTCGTTCAGGCCGCGCACCCGGAGGCGCACCGCCTGATCTTCCGCGTTCTGGGCATCCGCTCGCGTGCGTCGCGGGCTCATCAGGAGACCCTGGACGCGATTTCGCCGGTGAACGCCTCCCAGCGCCGGACGATCACTTCACAGAAGCGGGGGTCGATCTCCATCGCCAGGCACCGCCGTCCGGTCCGCTCTGAGGCGATGACGCTCGTCCCCGATCCGGCGAACATGTCGAGCACCAGCTCGCCGGCCTGCGACCCGTTCTCGATCGCGCGCTCGATGAGCTCGAGCGGCTTCTGCGTCGGATGCTCATAGGTCTTTCCGTTTTCTCGCGGCACGCACCAGATGTCCGTCTGCTTGCGGCCGCCGTAGTAGCCGTGTGGCTTGTCCGCGACCCAGCCATAGAAGATCAGTTCATATTGCGAGTGGTAATCCTTGCGCGTCAGCACCAGCGAACCCTTGTCCCAGACGATCACCGAGCTCAGGTGGATGCCCGTCGTCTCGAAAGCACGGGCATACGGCACGAACGTGCTGGTGCCGCCGAAGAGATAGAGCGCACCGCCTTCGGGCATCGCACGCACCGCGTTTCCAAACGCGCCGTCGAGGAACTTCTGGTAGTCCGCGGGAGACATTCGGTCGTTAGCGATCGACCCGAGGGCGCGCGGCGTCTCCCGGTTCGCTGCGACCTTGTTCTGACGGCCGGACGGAGCGCGCTCGGGCTGGTAGTCGACGTTGTAGGGTGGGTCGCTTACCACGAGATGGACGCGGTCCGGACCTCGTAGCCGATGCAGGTCATCCTCGGAAGTCGCGTCCCCGCACAACAGGCGGTGGCGGCCGAGCGCCCAGAGCTCGCCGGCCTGGACACGCGAGTTCTCGCGGGCGGCCACGATGGCCGCCTCGACATCGAACTCTTCCTGCTTGTCGCGGTTGGACGCTGCGTCGAGCCGAGCCAGGCAAGCCGCGATCTCGTCCTCGGCGAAGCCCGTGATGGTCACGTCAAGGTCGGGCAGCGCCTCCAGTTGGCGAAGGAGCTCCGCGAGCCGGCTTTCGTCCCAGCTGCCCGAGATCTTGTTGAGCGCGAGGCTCAGGAGCTTCGCCCGATCGGCGCTGATGTCCAGGAACACCACCGGCACGGTCGTCATGCCCAGGTGCCCGGCGGCGACCAGCCGCTGGTGGCCTCCGATGACTTCAGAGCCCGTGCGTCGGACGATCACGGGGTCAGCGAACCCGAGTTCGCGGATGCTCCGTTCGAGCGCGGCGAGTTCGTCCGCGCTCATCCGGCGCGGGTGATAGGCGGCCGGGTTGAGTTGTTCAATGGGGACGTATTCGATGTTGAGCTGTGCGTCTGGCTTGCCGGTCATGATGCGACTCCCGTGAAAGAGAGGAGCCGACATGCGCAGCTCCCTTCAATAAGAAGGGAGAATGGTGAGGGCGATTTATAAGGGCGTTGAGCCAACATCGCCGGGGAAAAGACGGCCGCGGCTCGCTTTCTCGATAGGGACGTCGACGTGCGGCCGGCTTGCGGGCGATGTGACGCTTCCCTATTAGGAGAGCTGGCTATTTGCAGCTTCCTCCAACCAGAAGGGAGAATCGGGGTCGTGACTTATGAGGCGGACTTGGGGACGCTAGGCCAGGGTCGGCCGGCGCGGCGATTAGACGGTCACTTGGGCCGGAACCCGGGGAAACGGTCCAGCGCCGCGGCCTTGAACTGTTTGATCCGTTGCGAGACGCGCGCCTGCGAGACGCCCGTCTGCTCAGCGATCTGTGCCTGTTTCAGCCCGTCCTGCTGCATCCTAAAGAACTCGAAGCCCGGGAGGTTCCGCAGAACGCCAAGCATGGCTTCGAGTTCCAGTCTGTTGGCCACCCCGTCTGCCAGGCTGTCGTCGTCGGGGTCCGCCGCCTCGAGTTCACCCTCGGACGCGAGGGGCTCCCGATGATACTTCCCGTCGTTCTCGTCTTTCCGCCAGACGAACTGGCCGCTGGTCTTGAACAGCCGTGTTATTGCCCGCTCAGCCAGGTGGCCGGCAAGCGAGTCACGACCTGCATGTACCGTGAACTGAGCGGACTGTCCGGCCACCCAGAGGAACCTCCACGGTGGGGCTTCCGGAGAGACGCCCCGCCAGAACTTCTCGTCGGCCGTTAAATCCGCGGCCTCGGCAGACATTTCATCCAGGTAGTCGTCATCGGCGATCTCTTTGACTACTCGCAGGTCGCCGTGGAGGCGATCCCGCCGGCCACCCGGGCCTCGGTTGACTCCGAGGCGCTCGATGTAGAACTTCACGAGGAGTTCCTGGAACGTACGCGCCGCCTCGTGCCGGTCGGGAAGCGGCTCCGGGGCGGATCCAAGGTGGGAGAGAAGGTGATGGAGATCCCAAGCCATCAGCCCGCGAGTCGGACGTGGCATGGGCACGCCGTCGAGGTAGGCGTTCCCTCCCGCGATCAGCGTGAAGTGCGATGCACTTGGTTCGTCGGGTAACGAGATGCGGCTGTCGCTCCCGAGCGCCGTGATCAGGGTCGCGCCCGATAGCACTTTCTCTACGCCATCGACTTTGACGGGCAACTCGACGTCCCCGCCGTGGACGAATGCCGGTTCGCTGTCGTTCTCGTAACGGAGTTGCTGAGCGCTCGGCCGATACGGACTCCCCCACGCCTTTTGCTCGATGAGCAGCATCTCGGCGAGCTTGCGAGCCTGAACGTCGCGGAAGCAAAGAAGTGCTTGATCCCTGATCCAGACATCTTTGGACAAGGACGGCGACGAGCCGCGAGCGATGTACGAACGCGCCCGGGAAGTGTGATCCGCACTGCGGCTCGGCTTACTCACGGTTGCACGCTGCGTCGGCGGGATCCCGGCGCCTCCTCCTCGAACTAGTATCGGCGCCTCCCGCACCGGCCACATGCGCCGCCATTCGGCAAGTCGCCAAGGCGAGCCTCAAACGATGAGTAGACATAACGACAGATTCAACACCCCCTCAATTCCACTGCATATACGGAGGTTTGACCCGATCGTTCGGCCTGAAGATCCGGCATTTCGGGATGGATTACTCGCCTGACAGCAACGCTGACAGCTACCCCAACCGAGGACAGATGGTGGTGCCCTCCGGGCGGCGTAATCGCCCCGATGGCGGCCGCACAGCGCCTGGATGGGGCCGTTATCGGGGCCTTGCGCCGAATACCCGGCGATAGCCTGACAGCAACGCTGACAGCTACCCGCCGCGCACCGCCGCCGGATGCTTGGATGAGGCGTCGGTCCGGCTCACGTTTCGATCGTGAGCCGGCCGAAACGGGCGCGGATGGCGGGCCCAGTAGGTCTGTAAAACCGTGTACCGCAGGTTCGAATCCCGCCCCTGGGACCACACTTGCAGGTTCAAATCGGCGCCCGATGGGCGCCGATTTCTGCTATGTGCACGCCGCTGACAGCAACCGTGACAGCAACCCGGGCGGACGAGTACGGACGAGGGCGACCGATTCAGCGCGGAGCAGCGAGGATCGCGTCGAACGCCTCCGCCGCCTGCTGCTGCATGGTCATCGAGACGTGCGAATAGAGGTCAAGCGTGGTGCTAATCCGCGTGTGGCCGAGCATCTCTGAAACCACCTTAGGATGCACGCCCCGACCGAGGAGCAGCGTCGCCGAGGTGTGCCGCAGATCGTGAAAGCGCATCCTGGGCAGGCCGGCGCGCTTGAGTAGCGGCTCGAACACGCGGCGCAGTCCGCTCGCCGTGATCGGCCGGCCGGCCTCGGTGGCGAACACCAGCTCGTTGTTCTCCCATGCCGCGCCGATTCGGAGGCGCTCTGCCGCCTGGGCAACGCGGTGACGCCGCAGCGCGTCGACCGGCTGCTTCGACAATGCGACCTGCCGTCGTGAGCCGGCGGTCTTTGGCTCCATGATCCTGAGGCCGTCTGAGGTCGCCTGCATCGAGCCGCGGATCTGCAGCGTGCGAGTATCGAGGTCGACGTCACGCCACCGCAGCCCGAGCAGCTCGCCCTGGCGCATGCCCGTGGTCACAGCGAGCACGAACAGCGCCTCCAGCCGGCTGCTCGCGGCGACATCGAGGAATGCGCGCGCCTGCTCGCCGTTCAGCGTCGCGATCTCGAAGTGGCTCGGGCGCGGTGGGTCGACCAGGTCCGCGACATTGCGGTTGACCGCGCCCCAGCGGACCGCGTTCGACAACGCCTTGTGGATCAGGGCGTGCAGGTGGTTCACCGTCGTCGGCGAGAGGCCGGCGTCGAGCCGCGACGTGTACAACTGCTGCAGGTGCTGCGGCGCGAGCTTCGTCAGCGTAAGCGTGCCAAGGTCCGGTACGACGTGGAGGCGTACGAACTGCTCGTAGCGGACGAAGGTGCGCGGGCGGAGCGACGGCCTCACCGCGTTGAGCCACTGTTTGAAGAACTGGCTCACCGTCTGCCGTGGACCGGTGACGAGCGTGCCCTTCTCTTGTTCCGCGAGCGCGCTGGTCAGCTTCTTCGCGACTTCCGCTCGGGAGTGCCCGAGGAAGTGCTGGCGCTTCCCGCGGCCCACGCTGATCGATGAGGCCCAGCGGCCGTCTTTGCGTTGGTGGATGGAGCCTTCACCGTTTGCGCGCTTACCCGCCACCTTTGCCTCCTCGGCCGCTGGAAGGCGGCCTCCACCGATCCTTGTTCTTGTTCCACGAGGCCCGGTTGCTCTCTCGCTTCGCCTCGAGTCGGCACGCTTCGCTGCACAGTCTCTTGACACCCGCGCGTGGCCGGCGCTGCGTCTGCGCCGATGTCGTCGAGAACGGCGTGCCGCAAACGGAACAAATGAACACATCTGGTTGAGAGGAACCGAAGATCGAGAGAAGGTGCGACGCGACGATTTCACGGACTCCTGAGGCCCGCGCTTCAACGCGGCGCCCCCGATCATCCCAGGAGAGACCGAGCGATAGGGGAACATCCGGATCGCCCTCGGAAGCTCTTCTGTCGGAAGGCATCGCGACTTGACCCAGTATGTTCACGATCAATTCGCGCTGAAGCGCGACGCCGCGGCCAGCGCGTCGTTCACTCTCGAAGTACTCCCGCTGACGTTCGTTCCGAATAACGTGCCGTTCCCATTGCGACAACCGGCGAGCCGCCACCTCCGGTCCGTACGGGAAGTGCTCTCGTCGATCGCCCTCACGAAGCTTCCACAGCACGCTCTCCGGAACGAGCTGCCCTTGCTCGGTCATGGCGAACGCTCTCAGCAAGCACTCGGTCTCTTCGGCCGCCTCGCTCCAATCGGAGATGCACTGCTCACTCTCGCGTTCCGACAACTCTGAGCCAGGACCCCATTCCAGGAGCCCCCACCTCAGGACGAAGTCCGGGAGCTGCTGGACCGTGTGCTCTGCGAGACGAACAAAGTCCCAGAGGCACTGAAGCGTTCCGTCGGGGTCTGCATCGCGGGCGACGACGTTCGTCCAGAGAACGTGATCTGGCTCGCCCGCGCTGTCCCAAACGGGCGCCAGGTATCGATCTGATGCCTCCCGCTCGTCAGCATTGGCCTCGCGCACGAATCGGACATTCTCTGGGAACAGGAGCCGGTGTCGAACCTGAGGAGCGAAGCCTTGGTTCACCACGTCGAGGCCAGCGTAGGCCAATCGCTGCTTGATCGGCCGGGCGTGCAGGATCGCAACAATGGGGCGCCTCCCTCTCGCTAGGATGTTAGCTAGGACTGTACACCTAGCCAAGCCGGCCGTCAACGGCTAAGAATGGACCACAGCGAACCGTTCGTTCGCACAGTGAGTGGGCCGGAGGGCCGTATGTCTGAGGTACTGCTGCTAACTGTAAAGGAGGCCGCCCATCGGATCGGGTTGGGCCGCACGTTCACCTATGAATTGATCCGCCGGGGCGAGCTGCGCTCTCTGAAGATCGGCGGCGCGAGGCGGGTCGCGGTCGCCGACATCGAGGAGTTCGTCATCCGCCTTCGCGATGAGGCCGCGGGCGAGGCCGGGTAGCTCTCGTGCCTGGACGATGCCAGTGAACGCCAACGCGATCACGGCCGCGGAGATCAAGGACAGACTTCGCTGTGGAATGTTTGGCTGCGCCTGTCGCACGAAGGGCAACAGCCATTGCCCGGTGCCGACCCATCGCGACAGCTCGCCCTCGCTCTCCGTGAAAGAGGGCGACCGTGCAGGCGTCGTCGTGTACTGCCACGCCGGCTGCGACCAGCAGGATGTGATCGATGCGCTCCGACAACGAGGGCTTTGGGGGTCGGAGCCGATGACGCCACCGCGAACGCCGACCTGGAGCCTCGTCAGGGAATGGGCCTACCCCAACGACGGCAGCGCGCCGGTCGCCTACCACGGGCGTGAAGAGGACGGTCAGGGACACAAGCGCGTCCGCTGGCGACTGCCCGAGGGCAGCTACGCCGACGGGCTCAAGGGTCTCAAGCTCTCCGATCTACCGCTTTACAATGCGCATCTCCTCGAGGAACGCCCATCCGAACCGGCGCATCTGGTCGAAGGCGAAGTCGCCGCTGACGAGGGCACGTCGCGCGGTCTGCTGGCCATCTCGTTGTGCGGAGGCGCTGCGCAGCAAGACTTCGGACAGGCGCTCGAGGTGCTCGCCGGCCGAAGCGTCTCTCTCCTGCCGGACAACGATGAACCGGGGCGCACGCTCATGGACCGCGTTGGACGGGCGATCGCCGCCACGGCCGCAGACCTGCGCCTTGTCGAGCTTCCTGATCTGCCCGAGAAGGGCGACCTCGTGGACTGGTTCCGCGCCGGCGGGACGGTCGAACAGCTGGCGGCCCTGGTCGCCGGGGCGCCTCGTTGGGCGCCGCTGGCGCGTGGTGATGCGTTCCACGCGCTCTCGGTCGACGAGTGGCTCGCGATCGCGGACGACCCGCTCGACGTCGTCATCGGTGATGGCGCGGCCGGCGCCGTGTTGCCGATCGACGGCAAGGGCCTGATCTCCGGTGCTCCGGGCGTCGGCAAGACGAACCTGCTCCTCTCTCTTGGCCGCTGCCTCGCCGAGGGCAGTACGTTCCTTGGCCTGCCGATCCCCCAGCCGCGGCAGGTGCTGTATCTGGCGCTCGAAGGTTCGAAGCGCGGGCTGCGAAAACGGATGGCCAAGATCTGGGATGGCGTCCCGACCGACGTTCGCTCGCGCTTCCATCTCGCGCATCTACAGCTCAACGTCGGCGACGAGGTGCTGATCATCGATCCGCTCCGCGACGCGCACAGCGGCGATGAGAACTCCTCCCAGGACGTGAAGGCGCTGACGGAGGTGCTCGACGGCATCATCGCGCGACACCACTGCGCGCTGCTCGCTGCGCACCACGAGCGGAAGCGCTCGCCGCTGGCCAGGCGCGAGCCCATCGGCACGGACCGGGTCCGGGGGTCGACTGCCCTCACGGGCTGGTTCTCGTTCTGCCTCAGCATCGAGACGTCGCCGCGCGAGGCGGACAAGCTCCTGGCAGAGTGGACGAAGGTCCGTGACGCCGAGGAGGCGCTACCGATGCTGGAGATCGCGTTCCTGCGCGAGACGCTGGAGTTCGTCGCAACAGTACGAAAGGGATCGGGGCGGGTCCTCAAGAACCAGGACATCGTCGACGCCCTGGAACAGAACGGGGAGATGCGGATCTCAGAACTCCTGGCGGTGCTGTTCGAGGCAACCGGCGCCGGCGACCGCACCGTCCGCGAGCGACTACGGGCGCTCGTGGAGTCCGGTGGTCTGGCGAGGTTCAAGGTGATGGGTGACCGCGCGTACTGGTACCGGCTCGGTGATCGAGAGATCTCTGAGGAGGACGACGATGGAGATGCGTGACGAACTTGGCAACTGCCAAGTTGAGTTGCCAAGTTCGTGGTTTAGGTTCAACTTGGCAACTTGGCAACTTGGCCTATACAACCTTGCCGCCTACCAAGTTGGGCGGCCCAGGTTGTACTTGGCAGTTGCCAAGTTGGGTTGCCAAGTTCGCCGTTTTCGACCCAACACGATGAGGGAATCGTGACGGACGCGACGGCGCAGATCTGGTGTGAGACCTGCAGCCGGCTCGCGCCGCTGGACGAGTGGCGGCGGAAGCTCAGGCGGACGCGCGTGGCCCTCGGTACGCGCATCGTCGGCTATGTGTCGACCTATGAGCACCAAGCATGCCGCGGATTCACTGCGGTGCCCGCGCCATGAACAGAGGGATTGTTGTGACCGAGTGTAGGCTCCGAGGCAGCGCCCGGTCGGTGGCCCGCGCCATGTACAGTACAGGCGGGCACCCTGCCCGCCTAGGGATGAGTACACGATGGCTGATTCTCTTGTCTTCAAGCTTGAGCCGCGCGGCGAGGCGCTAACGTTCCGAGCGTTGATCGAGAGTACCGAGTCGATCAATCGCATCCTTCGCGACGTGGACTATGGCCTGACGGGAGAAAAGACGGCGCGGCAATGGCTCGTCACGAAACTTTCCAACCCAACCCCGACACTGACCCTTGAGCCGATGCTAGATGAAGTGGGCCTCGTGGACGCGACGGCTCACGGCATCGAAGTGATCACCGGTGACGACGCTCCTCTCGCGCCGCCAAAAGGGTGGACCGACTTTGCGCTCGACGACCTGAGGAAGATGAAGCGCCTGTTCAACGGGCACTACGGCATGCGCCAGGTCACGGTCAGCAGAGGCGGCGAACCCGTCGGCCGCATCGCAGACGACATTCAGGGCAAGGTAGACCGTGTTTATCGCGGTGAATACTCCCTACTTGGCTCGCTCGAAGGAACGCTCGAAGCTGTTAATCTCCACGGTCACGCACCGTTCACCACGATTTGGGAGCGGGTGTCGGGAAGGCCGGTGCGCGTCTACTTGCCGAAGGGCATCAAGGGCCGTGCGAAAGAGCTTCTCGAGAGTCGCGTGCTGGCCATCGGTAGAGTGAAGTACTTCGCGAATGGCACACCACGCGCGATAGTGGATCTCACCGAGATACGGAAACTGGACGGCACCCACCGGGTGATCGCCGAATACGGCAGTATTCCGGATCTGACTGGCGACCAAACCACCGAGGAGTTCTTGCGAGCAATGAGGGAATAACGTGGCCGAGCGGCGGGCATGGTGCTCATGCACCATCATCTACTGGCTGAGGGGTGATCCCGCCGCGGCGGACTGCGACAAGATCCTTGCGCTAGCTGCTGCCGGCCGCGTCGAGATATTGGTATCGATCCTCGCCTATGCGGAGGTTGTCAAGGTTGATGGGCTCAAGGACGACACGGCCGAGGAGCGGATTCGAGAATTCTTCGATCGCTCCTACGTGATCCGTGCCGCAGTCGACCTGGTGATTGTCGAGCGGTCGCGCGAGTTGATTCGTAAGTTTGGCCTAAGTGGCATTGACGCAATCCATGTCGCGACCGCGCTGGAGAAGGGCGCGGCGATCTTTGAAACCTTTGATGACAAGCTCGTGAAGCGGATCAGGAGCGGCGGCGGGATCGCCGGGCTGACGCTACGAAAGCCGATGGACGATTCGACTTCGTTGGCGGCGCTGCCGCTCTTCTCGGAAGACCATGTAGATCGTGGCCCGCGCTAATCCCAACGACGTATACTGAGGCACTCGCGGCGAACGCGGGAACGAACGGGTGTGAGTAGCGAAGGCCATCGCAGCGATGCGGTGGCCTTTCTTCATGCCCCGGGAGATGAGATGTCGAGGCCGACTGAGACGGCACACGATGACCGAATCGTGGCAGCCCTAGATGTCGATCCCGTGGTCGATGTCGAGGAGGGCGAGCCGCTGCAGGAGTTCGGCGCGGTGGTGGATGTCGTGCTCGAGCAAGTGGAAGGCGATCCAATGACCGGTGTACGTTCGCGCAGCGTCCCGCTCGTCGGCGTAAGTGCGGTCGAGCTGCGCCTGGTTGGCGAGGAAGCGTTCGAGGCGCGCGAAGGTCCGGACCAGCTCACGCTTCAGGTCGTCCTTGGTGCGTGTCGTCGTCCAGATGTTCGGGTAGGGCTCGCCGTCCTGAACGTCGCGCGTCAGCCAGCGATCTCGAGCATCGGACACATGGACGAGAATGCCGCGGGAGTTCCACAGACTCTCCTTGGGCGTCCAACTCAAGGTGCGGTCGGGATAGATGTCGACGATGCGGAGCAGGTCACCCTGGACCGCACGCCAGTACTGCGCGATGTCGAGCGGACGGAGCGGCGGAGCGGTTTCCTGCATGGAGGCGATCGTAGCAGGAGGCTCGATAGCCGAAAAGCCCTACCCGCCTCACGATGCCGGCGTTCGTCGCTCGTCGCGAATCGAATGGTGAAGAGGGCCGCCGAGTCCCGCCACACGCACGGCGGCCTCCGAGCAAGGTGTGACCCGTCCTATGGTCGCCCTCAGTCTAGGTCGCGTCGATCAGGCGATCGCAGGGCCGATCGGCCCGGGCCCTGGACAGCGCGTCAAGTGAATGGTGTTCAGTCGATTGGATGGCCGCCGAGTCCCCGCCTTGGTGCCCGGCGGCCATCGTTGGGGAGCAAACCCCGCGAGGGGTCTGGTGATCAGTACGTGCACGCCGGCTCGCTGGATGCAGTGCGACGGGGGAGGGGGCATCCAATCTCTGGAGGTCTCGATCCGTGAGCGCGTTGGTAGGCGTCGCGTGTGCGTTGCCAGATTAGGGTAGGGGGGGTAGCCCATGAGCAAGCGAGGAGCGAAGCCCGTGCCGACGCGGCTGAAGGTGCTGCGTGGCACCGACCGGCCGGACCGTCGGAACCCGCACGAGCCCACGGTGCAGGCGGCGACGCCACGTTGCCCGGCGCACCTCGGTGTCGAGGCGAAGCGCGAGTGGCGCCGCGCCGCCAAGCACCTCGCCGCGGTGGGCCTGCTGACGCAGATCGACCGGACGGCGCTGGCGCTGTACTGCGACGCCTGGGGGCGCTGGGTGGAGGCGCTCCACGCGTTGCAGACGTACGGCCTCATGGTGAAGTCGCCGAACGGCTACCCCATGCAGAGCCCGTACCTCGCCGTCGCCAACAAGGCGTCCGAGCAGGTGCGCTTGCTGCTGGGAGAGTTTGGCATGACGCCGGCGAGCCGGGCGCGTGTCCACGCCGAGCCCACGACCGCCGAGGACGATCCGTTCGAGCTGTGGCAGCACAGCGGGAGGCAGGCGTGACCAGGAACGTGAGCGGCCGACTTGAAAACAAAACGCGTTCGAGGCCACAGCGCTGGCGTACGAACCTAAGCCCCTGTACGGGTTTCGGCCAATCGTATCCGCGAGGTGAAGTCTGATGGGTGATCGAGGGCCCGTGCCCAAGGGCTACACGCGGCGCCGCAACAAGCGCTACACGAGCGGCACGCACGTCACCGTCGCCCGGCCGCCGATGCCGCGCAGCTTGCCGGAGGAGGCGAAGGCCGAGTGGAAGCGCGTGGTGCCGGAGCTGGAGGAGATCGGCCTGCTCGCCTCGATCGATCGTGGCGTGCTGATCCGCTACTGCACGGCCTGGTCAGACTGGTGCGAGTTGGCCGGGCTCCTCCAGCAGTCCGGCAAGCTGATTCGGGGCCAAAAGGGCAACCTGGTCCGCAACCCGCTCTGGATGATGAAGCGGGACTGCGAGCAGACGATCGCCGACCTTGCCCGCCAGCTCGGGCTGACGCCGGCGGCGCGCCTGCGTGCCGGCGTCGTCCACGACCGCCCACCGGACCCGGAGGAGGAGGAGCGACGCGTGGCCGTGATGGAGGAGTACAGAAGGATGGTGGCACTGCCATGAACACGACGCTGATGCAGATCGAGCACGTCGATATTGAGACGCTGCGGCCCGACCCGGCGAACCCCCGTCGCATCTCGCCAGCGGAGCTGGAGGCGCTGACCAGGAGCGTCAAGGAGTACGGCTTCCTGCAGCCGGTCCTCGCCCGACGGGAGGACAGCACCGTGGTCGGCGGCCACCAGCGGCTACTCGCGGCGCGCAGGCTCGGCATGAAGACCGTGCCGGTGATCTTCGTCGACCTGACGCTGGAGCAGGCGCGCGTCCTCAACCTCGCCCTCAACAAGATCTCCGGGACGTGGGATGAGGAACTGCTCGCGCGGATGCTCGCCGACCTGCAGCCGGTGGACGGCATCGACCTCACGCTCTCGGGCTTCGACGAGGGCGAGCTGGAGAAGCTGCTCAAAGGGCTCGACGTGCGCGAGAAGCGGGAGAAGGTGGAGTCGTTCGACGTGGAGGCCGCCCTGGAGGCCGCACGCGCGGCCACACGCGCCAAACGTGGCGAGTTGTGGGCGCTGGGGGACCACCGGCTCCTGATCGGCGACAGCACGGACACGGGCGACGTGGCGCGGCTGCTCGACGAGACGCGGCCGGCGATGTGCTTCACCGACCCACCCTACAACGTGGCCCTGGGCGACCACGGCGGCCAGGGGCGGGGATCGCGCAAGCGGAGGATTGCCAACGACGCCATGTCACCCGAGCAATGGGTCGTCTTCGTGCGGGGCTGGGCCGGCAACCTCGTCGCCTCCGTCGACGGCGCGATCTACTGCTGCATGAGCTCGAAGGAATGGGGCTCGGTCAGCGCGGCTCTCGCGGAGGCCGGCGGCCACTGGAGCGACACGATCATCTGGAGGAAGGACCGCTTCACGCTGGGCCGCTCGGACTACCAGCGGCAGTACGAGCCGATCTGGTTCGGCTGGCGCGAGGGAACGAAGCACCACTGGTGCGGCGATCGCGACCAGGGCGACGTCTGGGAGGTCGACCGGCCGTCGGAGTCGG